TTTTCAGATTCATTTGAAAACAAGAACTACTACACACACACTGCTATCATGGAACATCTCGCTGATCTCTATTCTCAACTGTCTATCGACCGTCCCACAAACAACCTGGAATTCGTGTCCTTCGACCAACATCACGCGCAGACACCGCCATTTCGCCTCGAACACAATGACTGGTATTGGACTCTGTTCAATCTAGTTTCCGCTGCGATAATCGCCCACGCTTTCTGGTTTCCCATTCACGTTATCAAGAAAGTCCTCTACGGCTTTAAGCGCTCCACATCAGATCCTGTCCACGCCGAATCATTTCTCATGAAATACGACGTCCCACAACACGAAATAATCAAAGATGAACACTACTGGTTCGCTCTTAACCACATCATCTCACGTTTCCGTCCCAAGTGGAAGATGCACCCCGTCCATTTCACCGACTTACGCTGGTACCCCTGGAAAACTGACACCAACGCTGAACGCCCTTACTCCATTGATCCCCAACTTAGAGAAGATCTCCGCCTCCGCAAAGAAGCTGGAATCATCCGCAACGCTAAACCTAGCTTCGCGAACCTCTATAACGACATATTCATTCATGCCCGCAAACTAATCCACAACGTCAAAGAAGGTCTCCTCGACCACGTTCCCGACAATATCCAACTGCACGTAAAACCTGCTCTTGTCGAGATTGACCAACCCGAAAAAGTACGTACTGTATGGGGTATTCCCAAATACTTCATCTTCGTAGAAGCCATGTTCTTTTGGCCTCTATTCTCCCACTACTTTTCGATTTTACAAACGCCAATCCTTTGGAACTACGAATCTCTGAACGGTGGCTGGCAACGAATAAATTCGGAATACGCAATCCAATTCAAAACAGGTATTCACCCTGTCATCAACACTGACTGGTCTGAATTCGACATGAGAGTCTACTTCTCTGTCTGGACTGACATCCTCACCGAAGTCAAATCCTTCTTCTGTTTCTGCGGTTCCTACTGTCCCACACGCACCTACCCTCACCCTACTACATCCCCAACACGCCTAAATCGGCTTTGGTCTTGGATGTGCAAAGGCTACTTCAACATGTTATGTGTCTCGCCCCTCGGCCGAGTCTTCCGACGTCTCTGGGCTGGAATGCCATCTGGTATTTTCTGCACCCAATTCTTCGACTCGATCTACAACGGCTTGATGATCATCACATGCTTACACGCTCTTGGAATCCCTATTCCAGACGACTTCTTCCTCAAACTTATGGGAGATGATGCCTTGTTCACCTTGATCACCTTGCTGCCGACCGACTCACTAACAGAGTTCTTGGTTTTGTTGTCAACGGAAGCGCAACGTCGCTTCGGATCTAAACTTAGTGCGGAAAAGTGCAAGACTTCCAACTCCATACAAGGAGCCTGGGTCCTCGGTTACCAAAACCGGAACGGTTATCCAACCCGACCTGAAGAGGAACTACTCGCTCGCTTGCTCTACCCGAAGTCAACCCGTGACATGCCCGACCTACTTATGGCACGCTGCATTGGTATCGCCCATGCATCAGCCGGTAATCAGCACATCGTCGAAATTTGTCGCTACATTTTCGAAGATCTGAAAACCAAAGGCTACACCGCCAATCCCAAAGGCCTCGCCGGTATGTACGACCCACTAGGTATACGTTTGACGCCAGAACAGCTCAACGCATTCCCTACCTATCCTGAACTCATCGCTCGTATCTCGAGACCGAGTCATCGCGACCCCAACCTTCAATCAAGGTACTGGGACCGTGACCACTTCCTTCTGGAAGCTGGACTCGCCTCTACTTGCTCAGAATAGTTTGAAAGCTTAAGCTTTTCTATAAAACAAAATAAAAAAAAAAAA